ATGGCCAAGACCCCGAGAGGCACCTCGTTCCACAACGGTGCGCCCAGCCAACTCCCTGAGAATGCAGGTTCTGATTTGGCTCGAGTTGAGTTCGGCAAACGCCTACAGCGGGCCATGATGGACAAGGGATACTCACAGAGCGAACTTGCTCGCGTCGCCTCGATTCAATTGGGGAAACACTTCGGCCGAGACTCCGTCAGCCAATACATTCGAGGCGAGACGCTACCTAATCCGGAAAGGTTGGCCGCATTGGCCCGCGCATTGAACGTTTCTGAGGAAGACCTGCTGCCGAGCAGAGGTCTACGCGGCGTTCGCGGTCTGCCATCCGTCACAGAGATGATGCGGCCCGGCCTTGAAGTCAGGGACGACGAGGATGAGCGCTACCAGCAAGTCAATCTAATTGGCCAGCGGGTGAAAAAGGAGCGCATGAAGGAGCTTCTTGCAATAATTTACGACATCGACTGACGTCTTGAATTTATGAATCCTAATGATCGGCCACGAATCCTTTGAAGGACTCGTGGCCGAATTCTTTAGTAGCGCAGGGCTTCCGCAACAGCGCGATGCAGCTCGACAATTGAGCCGGTGTTTTCAACTTCATCATCCGCCGGCCAGGTCTGGCTTTCAGACGAATGGCCACCCGCGATTCCGCCGCGGCCCGTCAACCGGATAACGACACCGCCGATAGAACGGACAACTTCGGCTTCGTTCTCGAACCGGCAATCATCGACGACAACCCGACCGCCCGCCGCCAAGATCGCCTCGGCCCTCGCCTTCCACAGATCGGTCCAGAACCTCGGGCCGATCAAATCGCGACCGAACTCTGTTCCGAGCCACTGCATGAACTGGCGCGGGGTCTTGCCCTGCAACAGCGCGCAAGGCTCCTGCTTCAGCGAGCCTTCGATATGCTCGTCGGTGAGACCGACAGCGCGACACATAGACTTCAGTGGACCGGCAAACTTTACCAGCGTGTAGCCTTTTGTCGAAAGATAGGAGCTGACCGTCGACTTGCCGGAACCAGCTGCGCCACTAAGGGCGACGACCTTCGGCCACTCGCCAAAGGTTTCCGGTTCATAGAAGTCCAACTGGCCGAACGTCTCAACTGCGATTATAGATGCTGCCTGCACTGTCTGCCTCCTTATGCCGCCTGGCTCCAGCCTGCGGGCACAGAGACCCTCGGCTTGGCAGGCGTTGCGGGTTCTTCAAGCTGAATGGGCATGCGCTCGCGTAGCCACCACTTGTCGTGCAGCAGGTACGCCCACTGCTGAGGAGGCTCGATCACAGCGCGAAGGTCGTCGGCGTATTCCGAGTAGCCGGGCACTGAGCCGTTGGCCAGGATATTTCCGGGGTTAGCCGTGGTGTGGTAATGCCCAAATTGAATTAAGTCCGGGCGACGACCGATGCCTGCCTGCTGCGCTTCGATCTTTTTCGATCCACGAACAATCGGCAGCACCGGTCCAGCGAATCCCATGCCGCCTTTCGTACCGATCTTGTCGCCGTGCGTCGTAAAGACTGTCCGACCAAACACAGGCGTCATCTGGTCCTTGGCCGCGCCATACTGGAAGGTGACCCGAGGATCTTTCTCGAAGTGGCTCTCGATCATTGCGAGGATCAGATTGTCGTAGGACAGCCGCGCGTACATCTTGGCCGTCGGCTTATGCGTCGAACGGCCATGGTTGCCGGGAACGCCCACGACATGGACGGCGCCATAGGTTTCGAGCAGAAGCCTGATTCCTGCGACATGGATGGACGTCGAATGGATGCACTGCTCTTGGCTGGTCAGCGCGTTGGTAATCCTGAGTTCTTCGTGGATGTCGCCTGACATCAAGTCACCGGCCAAGGCCAGCAGGACACCCTTGCATTCGGTGTCATCAGCCCAGCGCTGGCCAATGGTGCAGACCGCAGAGTAGTAGCGGTTCATGCGCTTCTCAGCGATCTCTGGATTGAAAGCGTTGATGCCGTTGATCTCTTCAGCCGAGATGACTTCGCCATCATGCACGTCGGAGACGAGGCACCCGATGACCGACTTGCCGCGACGGCCGGAGCTTTCCCGCAACAGCCAGTCAGGGATAGCGAACTGCGTGTCCCGCAAACCGGAGATCTGTTCGAGGCGATGCTCCGCCTTGCTGAGCTCTTTTTCAGTATCCAGCGCCTTCTTGCGCCAGAACGTGGCGTCCAGCTTCTCGACACGAGCTGCTTTCGGATCAACGACCGGCTCCTCGATCGAAGCAAAAAGGCTCCAATCCGGCAGGTAGTTCGGCGATCCGTTTTCCGCCAGCTTTGCCTCAGTCCGGAGGAAGCTCTCAATCTTGTTGCTGGTGACGCCGAGACGACGCGCAGCTTCCTGCGCGCTGCTGCCCCGGCCACCATGTTGTTTGTAGGGCGCGAACCCGTCACGGAGCGCAGCCTCTACGGCTGCCTTGCGCCGTTGGCGCTCGACTTCTGAGATAGGAGGAGTTGGCAAATTACACCTTCGCGAGGAGTTCACAGAGTGTGGAGCCGGGAACGGAGTACCCGATCCCGACGAGAGAGCCGCCGAAGCCCAACGGGACAACCATGACTCCGACGTTCATTCCGACGACGCGACCAGCGCGGTCATAAAGAGGCCCACCTGATTGACCCGGTACAATCGTCATGCTGACCGGGACGACCTTCTCCCATGGGCCGACGCTCAAAGCTTTGCCCGCCACCTGGCCCCACGTGGAGATAAAGGTGAGATTGGTGGGATTGCCCCTCGCCTCCACCGCATCGCCAGCGGTTGGCACGACACAAGAAAGACGAGCGCTTTTTGTGCGGAGCTTTTCCATCCGCAGGAGCGCTACGTCGCGTTTCTCGTTGACCCAAAGCACCTCGGCAGTGTCCTTTTGCCCATCAGAAGCCAAGACTTCGACTTTGGCCTCTCCCTTCACAACATGTGCTGCTGTGAAGACGTAGCCGCCTCCGACGTGGAAGCCGGAACCGTGACCGTTGGGAAGCTCGATCTTGAGCATAGGTTCGGGAGATATAGTGAGGTCGTGGGTCGCTGCTGCGCCCATGCCGAATGCGACTGCAAGGACGGCCAAGCCGACGAATACTGCTCTGCGCATAAGGGGTGTTCCTTGGAGGAAGATCGCGCTATTGGCGCGTCAGGGTGAATTCTCTGTTTGATCCCTGTTGGTCTGTAGGTTTTCAATATACTCTCAAAAATCTACAAACGATGCAAGACATTTCGTTACGGAGGGGGTTTGCCGGTCCAGTAGGTGTATGCGGCGGCGAGCCATCCGGCTGCCCCCATGGCCACGCTTCCGAACCTCCAGGCCAGCATTCCCAGCCTTCCAGCCCCTGTGATCTGCTCCCTCACCTGCACGTACTCGGCAGCTGATGGCTTGACTGCATCGAGGCCGTCCTGCAGATGGCCGATCCGGTGTCTTATCTCTATTAAATCGACACGGAGCGCTTCGTTGCGCTCGTAGAGGATCTTGCGGCTCTCGTTGCCAGCGCGCACTTCGTCAACAAGCGAACGGACCATGTCCGTCAGCGCAGTGACCTTTTCTTCAAGGCGCGCAATCTTGACCGCTTCTGGTTCTCCAGACATACGGCGACCCCCTCTCTTTCAAAGCTATTTGCGTCCGCGAATTGCAGACGCGACGAGTTGGGCGCCGGCGACACCGCCGCCGACATAGAAGATGTTGGCGAAAACGATGTCCGCATATTCTTTGAGCTGAGGCGGGAGTTGTGCGACGTCCGGGAGCGAGCCGTTGAACAGCGAGTCGAGCATGCCCCAGCCATACCAGAGCGATGTCGGTATCGCGGCGATCAGCCAGGGGATCCAGAAGGCACGATGCTGCATGCCTTCCTTTACGACTGCCGCCTGCTCCTGGCGCTCCTTGACTGCTGATTCCATTTGAGCAACGACCGCATCGGCGACGAGCTTCTGCTCATCGGTCTGCGCCTTGAGGCGCGCCTCGTACGCCTTGGTCAGCTGGCCGACCAAGTCACCAGTGATCCAACGGACAAGGGCCGTCCACATCAAAGGTCACCGGCACGACGGCGGCGCAGGTACTCCGTGCCGATGCCGTTGGCCAGCAGGAACCACGGCAAGTATTTCGGGTCGAGCACCGGTGCGATCAACTGAGGGTCAACAAAGGTAACCGCTAATGCGAGGAGGCCCAGCACAGCCTGCACACGAGCCCAGAAGATCGTCTCGCTGCTCTTGAAGAAAGATTTCGTTCGCGACCACATGGTTAGCCTCCGCAGAACACGTTGAACAATTGACAAGGGAGATTGGAGAGCCACGGCCAGAGGGCGGCAGTGCCGGTAGCGGCAGCCACTGCGACCGTAGCCGCTGCGGCTTTGGCCGGCACAGGCTTGGCCTTCAGCTTTTCGGCAATAGCGTCCAGCGTCTTCGGTCCGGCCTTGCCGTCAGCTTTCAGCCCATTGGCCCGCTGGAAGGCCAGGACAGCAGCCTCCGTGCCGTAGCCGAAGATGTCATCCACCGTACCGTCATAGAAGCCGAGCTTCTTGAGATCTTGAATGAGCAGGGCAACAGCAGGACCGCGCTCGCCGCGGACAAGCACACCGTCGGAGAGCGCATTCGCCTCAGCAACTGCCGCCGGGCTCGCCCGCATCGGTCCGTAGGTGTAGTCGCCGTAGATGATGAGTTCTGCCTCATCCGCCCGACGTTTGATCAAGCCGCTCAAGGTTTTGCCTTGGGCAGTTGTTCCGGTGGTCATGAGGAGCAGGCCTGCGCGGCGGTAGTCGCCAGACTTCGCAGCCTGCGCCCATTGCCACTTCAACGAACCGGCTCCTAGATTGAAGACGGGCGAGGCCATGCCATCAAAGATGTGTTGTGGGACTTCACGGCCGAGGAAGTCGTTGACCGCCTTCCCATACTCCTCCTTGAACAGGAAGCGCAGGCACTCTTCTGCCTCCTCGCGCGTCATCGTTGACTTGATGGAGAAGGTTTGGCCCGGACGATGGATCGCCCACCATTTGCGGAATGCGTTGGACCGCCAGGTGAAGCCGATTCCAATGGTCAGGATACCCACCGGATCGAGATAGGCTTGCGCCTTGAATCCTTCATGCGCGCGCGTGAACGCTGCGCCTTTCGACGACAGTTCCATAGTGAATCCTTTAAAAAGCAAGAAAAGCCCCCGCTCCTTTCAGAGCGAGGGAAGTTGCGCACGGACAGAGGCAGCAGAAGCCCGCGCGATCTGAATTACTGAGGGCCTGACGGAGTCGTTGGAGGATCTGGCCTCGGCGTCGGCACTGGTGCCTTGGCGCCGACAGGCAGTTTGGCATTGGCCCCGCTTCCCGATGCCTGCGGTTGCCGCAGTGACAACGTGGTCGTAAAGCCTGCCTTCTTGCTCAACTTGTGCGAAACGGTGTGGATCCGGTAGGCGCCGTCCGCGCCGGGCATCACCCCAGAAAGCACGCATAGTGCTTCCGGCTCTGCACGGGCGTCGCCCACGATCGTGACGTCACCCTGCCCTTTATCGCGTTCCGCCTCCTGACCGTGAGCTTTGGCTCGACGTTGAGCCTGGTCCTTGGTGGCGGCTGTCAGCAAATGGCGAAGAGTAGAATCTACACCTTCGATGCCAGTATCGACTTCTTCCTCGACACGTTCGCCCTTCGCCAGATCGAAGTAGCTGATCTTGACCTTGTTGAACCGCGGCCGGGTCACGATCGGACGGATGCTGGCGCTCAACAGATTGACGCCGAACGTCGCGTCGACCGTCGTGAGTGGCCGCCCTGAGATCGACAGCCCTTCGTTTCTCGCGGTGAGAAAAGCCCGGCTCCCGATGACCTTGAATGTTCCGCCCACCTCTCGAGCGATTCGCTGGCCCCATGACACAAAACTCTCGTTTTGCTGGAGCCAATAGTCCCGTTCGATAGAAGCGATTGATCCGGCAACCTGAACAGAAAGCCCGGCCTTCTGACCAAACGTTTGTGCAGCCGTGGCCAACGTTCCTTTGTCGAGGTGCTTGAGCGACGGCTCCTTGGCTTTTGAGCCTTGGTCCACCGAACTGCCCACGATGGACAGCGTCCGCCCCTCGCCCTTGCCGATACTGCATTCGACTTCGGTGACGAATCCTTCAAAGACCCACTGGCCGTTCAAAAAGATCTGGATCGAGGCTCTTTCCGACGGCACTTGAACTCTGTTGCCGTAAGGATTCGCAATCGTAATCTCGCAACTGTCTGCCGACTGGCCAGCGGATCGATCCACCGACAGGTCCAACAGCAATGGGGAGAAACGAGAAGTCACGTCCTGGCCATTGACCAGAACCTTGTAAGTCCCTTTTCTGAATCCCATTGGGTCAGTCCCAAAGCCTTACGGCTTGCTCTTCTGGCTGCTCGGTTCGCACCTGATCAAGCGGCAGCACCACTTTGGTGCCGACAGGAAGGACAGGGCCAAGGGAGGAAAGGCCAGGGTTTGCTGTCAGCACGGTTTCGACAAACGACTCCGGCTGCGAGCCCATCACCTGCCAGATCAGTGCTGCCAGGGTCATACCCTCGCGCTTCACGGTTTCAGTCTGGTTCATGGTGAGAACAACCCAACAATAGCTGCTGCGAGGGAGGAGCCGGGCGTACCGACGCGAATGAGAGAAACGCTGAACTCAATCTCCCGGCCGTAGCCGAAAGGACTGAGGCTTCGGTCGCCGCGGCTGAGTTTGTCGATGACAACCCAACCAAGCGGCTCGAGCGTGCCTCTCATCAGTGGTAGCGGAAGCTGAGCGGCTTTCGCCGCTTCAAGTTTCGCAAGTGCACCATTCACCCCGAACACTTCCGGATGGATGATGCCGGCTAGCTCGATGCTGTCGCCTGCCCCGCCCATTGCTTCGTAGATCGGGTCACCACCAACGACGTCGTGACGAGCGTAAGATGAAGTGACTTCAAGGTCAGTTTCCGTCAGGTTCGATACCAGAGCATCGAACACAACCGGTCCAAGTTGCATGAGCATTACCAACCTCCTCCGCCGTCCGCGAAGTTACGCCGCATTTCAGCATTGACGCTGCTGTTTGCCCGCTCGCTAGCGCCAGCGACATTCTGCAACAGACTCAAAAGCCTGCTTGCTTTCGCGATGGCCATGTCGATCGCCGACGTGTCCACTTCAGGCTTTGCTGTCACCGACAGGTTTTGCTCAATCTGTTGGCCTGCAACTCGGCTTTGCTCTGCCAAGCTGTTGAGCCCAACGTTGAGGTCATCTGCGACTTTGCCTGGGAAAGCAGTCATGCCGGCACCACGCGCCCGCTGAGCTGCGTCCATTTCAATCGCGCCACTCGTCCCTCCGGCAGGACCGGTTAGGAAGGTCTTCGCCACTGGTATCCTGATTGCGCCAGCTTTTTCTTCGAGCTCCTGTTGCTCTTTGATCCACCGTTCAGCGCGGGGGTCGTCTCTCCAGTCTTTGGTCTGCTGATCAACTGGCGTGTCGCTGCTTAAGGTCGCGCCGATAGCTGTCAGAACTGCCCAAGGGTTCAGGCCAAAGAAGCCACCTCCTTTTTTAGGAGGCTTTTTTCCGTCTCCCGGCAGATTTCCCGCAACGGATTCCCCACCAAGAGCAACTGCTGCACGAGTGAGCGCCGCAGCCGACCCATCAAGCGCAACAGCGCTGGATTTGAGGCCGAACAGATCGCCAAGCGCGCCCATGACGAACTTGCCGCCCTGGTAAGCACCGACGCCTGTCGCCCCGATGCCGAGCATCGTGAGCATTGGGTTGTCCTTGGCTACGTTCGCCAACATGTTGATGCCGTTTGCCAAAGCGTTGAGACCGGCATTGATAGCGTCGATCGGCACCAGCGCAGCGGACAAGTTTTGCAAGGACGTTTTGAAAGACTCCCAACCAACGAACGGATCTTCGTAACGGACGTCTTTGGCGATCTCTGTGCCTTTCGTGCCGTCCATCAGCTTGAGCCAACGTTCGATCTGCTCACGCTGCGTGATGATTCGAGTCAGAAAGCCCGTTGCCGTAGTGTTGCCCGACAGCCTGCCGACAGCGGCCGCAACAGCCGTGTCGTTGTTCATGTCGACCCCATCCTTTTGCAAAGCTGGCACGAGGTACTTGAGAACCCATTTGTCGGGGTCAGATCCGAATAGGTTCTCGTCAACGAGCTTGCCATTTTTCCGAATGCCGATGCGGTCGCGCTCGTTCAAGTACTTCTTACCGCCGGCAGAGCCAACCGCTTCCAATGCAAAAGCCCGGAAACCCATGGCCAAGGCGTTGCCGGTTGCTCCGTCGCCGCCGTCTTGGATGAACACTGGTGACCGCGCGAGGAAGTCCATGCTAAGTGCAGGTCCGGCAGTCTTCGTCGCTCTGGCAAACTGGAAGAATTTCTCAGCATCGAAATCAGGATCAACCTGGGCGGCGCGAGTTGCAGCGTCGATCATGTCGTTGACCTGGTCGATACCCTGCTGGCCGTCTTTGTTGACGCCAAGGTTGTCGAGGCCGCGAATAAGGCCGATGAGGTTACGAGCGGCGGCGTCTGTGCCGCGAGCGCTCTGCAAGACGACAAGCGCCTGCGCCATGCGCTCAACAATACCTACTGCCCGCTCGGCGTCACCCATGACGCTGAAAGCGCTCCGGGCCATTTCCATGATCCCGGTAATCGGAACGGATGGGTACTGACGCCCGATCTCCTCCGACTTGCTGAAAAGTGTTTCTTGATCTTTCGGAGAGATCCCGGCCATCCGTTGCCGAAAGACTTCCCGACGCCTTTCCGACGATGCGGTCAGCGCCTCCTGCCCCATCACACCCGTGAGGTAAGGGACGGTGTAGGCACCCAACATGACAAGCGCTGGCTTCAGAATATCCTGCATGCGCTTGGAATGGCCGCGAGCCGATTTCTCGGCTTCGTGGAAATGGCGCTCCATTTCAGCGCGGCTCTGGGCCAGTGCGGAAATGGTGTTCGTCTTCCAATGACCCACCTCGGCGCTTTTCAATGCGCCCGACAGGTTACGGCTACGCATGGAAGAATGGAGCTGGATCCAGGCTCGTTCAACCTGCTTGATTTCGTCTGCAGTGAGTTTGAGCTTGTCGATCTGACGCTGAAAGCCGACACCCCAGGTGCCGGTACCGGTACTGCCGAGGCGCTTTGCAGCGGCCTCGACATTCCGCATGGCGTCGGTGACTTTCTTGGTCTCACCGAGGCCTTCAGTGCGCAGCCGGAAGATCAGCTGGCCGATGAATGTCTTCATTCGCCTATACCTTGAATCCGGCCAGTTTCAGCTGAAACCGCTTTTCCCAATACTCCTCGGCGTACGCTGCATAGGCGTGTTCGAGGACATCCAGCCATTCCATTTCAAGAACGGCTGGGAGCGATGTGCTGTAGGCGCTTGCTACTTTTCGGACGAAGTGGGGGCAGTCGCCAGGATTGACGCGCCCACCTCGAGTAAGCGCCGGGGCAAAAAAGGGAGCATGCTCTCTTCCACCAGCAAGCGGTCGTCGTCGTCGAGGGCGTCGAACACCTCGGCTGGGCACTCGACCATGGGCGGGACCGGCATACGTTCGCCTTCGGGAACGTTGGACACGGCTTTGATGAACGCGTCTACCTCTGCGGCCGTGACACGACGGATGCGGATCTTCTCGTAGACTTTCCCGTCATATTCGACAGGCCAGGCCAGCGGCACATCGACGTGCCGCGGCTTCGTACTGACGATCTTCGGGGGCTCTGGGATGGCTGCCTCAGACATGGGGTTTTCCCTTCTTATGCGCCGATGCCAAGGTTAATGTTGCGCTGGCGGTTCACTTCGACGCCGTCGATGCGCATACGCCCCGTACGGAGGTCGAAGTAGATCTTCTCCTGGCCATCGAAATAGAGCTCGTAGTGGACGTTCTCTGTGATCTCGTAGGAGGTGTCCAAGCCCTTGTCCCGATCGAATTCGGACATCTCAACTTTGGTCATGCGCCCCTGCAGGATCGCTTTGACTTCAATGTCCTTCTGTTCGAAGAAATCACGAACGTTGCCACGGATGGTGTAGTTCAGGCGACCAAGAGGCGACATGAACCTGCTGAGCACGTCAGGAGTGAAGCCGTCGAGGTTAAAGGTCATGACGAGCGCTTCGATAGCGCCCATGCCCATCGAAACCTTGCCGAGGGCGCCTCCGCCGAGGTGCTCCTTCTTGATCTCTTCAAGGCCGGGTAGCTTGATGTTTTTCAACACCAGATACAGGCTGTTGGTCGGATCTTCATCGCCAATGAAGAGGTTGGCGGAATCCATGTGGTAGATGGTAGAAGCCATCGATTAGCTCTCCGGTTATGTTGGGGTGCAGGTGGAAGTCGCGGCTTACGCCGCGATATCCGAGCCGAGGTCGATGGCGATGGCGCGCGTGAGATCTTGCAGCGCTTCGCGATGACGGCGAGAGCGGAGTGTGATCTTGCGCAGAACCGGTGGTTCTTCTGCCATGAACTGAAGGTCAATGTGACCCGCACGAAGCTCCTCCGGCGTGTTTACGCCTTCGTCGAAGCCAAGCTTGAAGCCGAGGATGTAGCCATTCGCTTCCAGGTTAGTCAGCTGGCTGTTCATCGTATTGATGATGGCCTGAACCGTCTGGCGCGTGAGGTTGTACTTCCCAAGATAGTTCCGCAGGGCCTTGACCTGCAGCAGTTCCATGTAGTCGCGCATGCGGCTCACGTTGGCGAACAGCCATTCGGAGTCGCTCGACATGGTGTCGGTGCCCCAGAAGACAAAGCCGCTGTCTGTCAGAGCGCCATCAACGCCGGCGTTTCCGCGCACGACAATCCCGCCGGACACCTCAAGGTCACTCTGACCGAGCGAGTTTGCGTCTGTGATTGAGAACGGGATGTTCGGGCTGACGCCGACAAGGCCGGAAAGAGCCTGGTTGGCCGCAGAACGTGCCGGTACGCCGTCTGTCCCGGCGTCGCGCGCGATATAGGCGCCGACCACGTAGGGGCTGAGAGGTTTGGTGACGACGTTGCCGTCGGCATCCAGCACCTTTGCGTCCTGCCGAAGCGGGTGCAGGATGCGCTGGTTATTCGGGACAGTCTCCAGCCAATCAAGCCAAGCCTGACGGCTCGAGGACGGGCCTTCTGGAATGAAGTGGGCCTTGAGACGATCGAGGATCGTCGGCATGACTGCGACGACACCGTTGGCCAACATTTCTACGGTGGCCGTAGCCGCCGCACCTGTGCCGCCACCGCCGCTGAAAGCAATGGTTGGCGCAGACGTATAGCCAGAGCCGGGGTTGGTGATCGTTACGCCGACGACTTTACCTGCATCTGGACCAGTACCGAGGACAGCAGTTCCAGCTGCACCGGTGCCCCCGCCGCCTGAGAACGCAACTGTCGGCGCAGACGTGTAACCCGAACCGGCGGTACCGACGGTGACGGCCCCAACGCCGGAGTGGGTCTGCGAAGTGAAGCCCGGCACGATAATCAGACGCGGAGTAAGCGTCAGTTCTTCTGGTGCCGACAAGAGTGCCCAGACACCGGTGCTGTTGGCTTCAGAGCCGATGATGTTGGCAATGGTTTCCGCAGCAGTCGCGCCTTGAGTGACGCGGACAAGCACGCATTTCGCCGCCCCGACACCCTGCAGCGTAGCCGAGATGCCGGCCAACGCGTCTACGAGCGTCCCGCTGGTGCCGAGTGCAGCACGCTTCGCAGCCTCGTTTGTCCGCAAATCGACCGCTTTGTTGAGGGGGAAAAGCGCGGAGTCTGCGCCGGGTGCCGTGCCGACGATGCCGACAATGGCCATGTCTGAGCCGATCGTCGACTGCGGTTCGATGCCGTCCCGCAGATGATTAATGCCTACGATGAGTGTCATTTTCAGTTCTTCTCCTGCGAGAACGGCCCGGCGATCGCTGGAAAGCGGGCAAAGAAAAACCCGCCTCGAAGGGCGGGTCGGGGAGGTTCAATTACTTAGTGGCGCGGGCTAGTTCCCGGCCGACCACAGCCACAGCGCGTCGATCTGCTCTGCCGGTAGGCCGAGCGCCGCTCCGATCTGGTTGATCATCGGGTAATCGCGCTGATAGCTTTGCGTGTCCTGCCAGTCGATCATTGCCGCCTCGCGCTCCAGCGGATCGGCAATTGATGCAATCTGCGCTTCCACATCAGCGGACGTGACGCCGATCGACAAGAGCCCGTTGCGGAGCTGCTTGCGCGACAGTGTCGGATAGGTTGGAGCGGTGACAGGCGGAACCACATCCTCGATCCATTCGTAGCGGCCGGGATGCACGGCCTCAACGAAGTCAGCCGTGGCAACGATCCGGTTCATAACGTTCCCGTCAGCATCCTTGATGGCGTAGATGGAGGTCATGACAGGATCTCCATGAAAATGGCACCTGGGCCGCCAATGCCGCCGGCACTGACTGAGGAGGCATCCCAGCCCCCTCCTCCTCCTCCGCCGCCGCCACCGAACCCGCCGCCGCCGCCGACAGGCTGGCTCCCGGACGAATACCCCGCAGACGCACCACCGCCGCTAAATGCCGTACCGCCGCTTGCGCCTCCTCCGCTGGGTGAAGCATAGCCAGCGCCGCCTACACCAGGACCGATACTACCGCTCGCTGGCCCAAGCGTTGGGTAGAACCCTAACAGCGGGACAGGCAGAGTGGCAGCCGACGCTCCATCCGCCGCAAAATTAGCGAAGGCACCAGGTAGGCCGCCTTGGGTTACAATAGCGGTTCCCTGCCATGAGATGGAGCCTGCGTTAGAGCCGATCCCTGCGCCACCAGAAGCGTAGCCGCCGAATGTATTCCCGTGGCTGAATGCCAGAATGTCACCACCATTATATTGAAACCCGAACAAATTGACTGCGCCACCGCCGGTAGCTTGCGGCGTCTGCGACGTCACGTTCGTGCCTTGCGTGATGTTGCCCGCACGCCCGCCCTGCCGGTTCACATCGCCGCCTGTCGCCGTGCCACCTACGCCGCCAAGGTAGTTGCCGTTGCTGATACCGGCCACACCGCCCTTGCCACCGTTCGCAACGATATTGATGCCGCCGCCCGTGACCGAGCTGGCACCACCATCCTGCCCGTTGGCTGCATTCGCGCTACCGGTTGACGTTACGCCTCGCGCGCCACCGGCTCCTTGGGTGAACGTATATGCGACCCCAGCCTTGAGAGTGACGCGCTTTTTCGCATAGCCGCCAGCACCGCCACCGGTTGCCTGCCCGCCGATCCCACCAACGGCAGCAGCTCCACCGCCACCGCCCCCGAGAACGTGCAATATGCAGTCTATATCTTGGTCCGGCGTAAAGACCTGTGATGTCATCCGCATCCAGCCGCGGGCTGGTGGCAAGCCGTTGCCGGATGTCATGAGTGCTGATGCCAGCTGCATTAGAATGTCCCCGGAAGCGCGATCCAAGTCGTGTCGAGATAGATGAACTGCAACAGCATGCGGTCCCGATCTATCGACATGTCGTCGGCGACAAAGTTGATGGTCTTGGTATTCCGAGCGACCGTGACGGCATTTCCGCCGTAGCGATAAACCGTCACGGTGTTGCCGTTTGCAGGATCGGCCGGAAGGGTGAGCGTGAACGTTCCGGCAGCGGTTTTCGCGAAATACACACCCCCGGCAACCATGGTTTCGGCGGCTGAGACGACAACCGCGGAACCGGCTTTGACGGTCGCAAGGGCAGAAACATCTGCCTTCGTAGCAAACGCTACCGTGGTACTTGTCGCCAGCACGTTCATCTCGCTGACAATCTCTGCAAATGCCGCCTGCGCATTGGTTGCCGCAAGCGTATCGATCGCGGTAACGGCTACGTTTGCAGCAGGAACACCTCCGGCCAGCATTTGGTCCAGCGTCTCCTGCAAATCAGCGAGACTGGCATTCGCCGTCGCCAGCGCAGCTGCGAAGGCTGCATTGGCATCAGCAACCGTATCAGACAGCTCGTCTTGCGCCTGCGCAACTTCCGCCTGAAGTGCGGCCAATGCGGCCTGGGTCTCTGCAATCAGAGGGTTGATCGCTTCGTCCAGTCGCTGGATGCCGAAGTTCTGAAGCTCAAGCTTAAGGGCCTCGATGCCGGAATTGACGTCCTCCAGCGCTCGCAATCGAGCGCCGACGCTGCCAAAGACGGCATTCCAGACAGACCGGTCCAGAACTAGTTTTGCTGGTGCTGGTGGCGCTTGGTAATCATTCGAGGAGGTCGGCGGAACGGATGGCATCTGCACCGTGCTCCTCAATAATCCGGTTAATCAGCTCGCCCTTCGCCTCAATCGCGTGACGCGGCAGATATTTGAACGGCCCGACAGTCACGGGTCTTGCCACAGCGAGGGTATAAGTTGCCTCCGCTTCATACGGAGGCTGTTCAGTTTGTTCTGGCATGAGGTCCTCGTCAGTATGCGATCAGCTGAATGTCCTGCCCGAACGGCACATCGATAATTGATGTCGTAGTGGCATCGACGCGAGCGCGTGCTTGCGTCGTGTCGGCTGGCAATGTGAAGTCGGCGATGATCTTTGTTCGTGACGGTTTGGTGATGTCTTGCTCGGCGACGATTGCAGAAGCAGTCACAACCGTCCCATTAGCCAGAACAACTTTCGGAACGGCCGTGTGCTTGGCCGTCTTGTAGTTATCCATTTGCAAGACGATCCGCGCCGCGTTGGTTGAAAAGCCGAACGTCTTGAGTTTGCTGATGGCAACCATGTCTGGTCGCATGCGGCCGCAAACGGCGCGGGCATACGGATCAAGGATGATGGCAGGCTGCACATCCTGCGTACCAAGGAAGATGGCGCGCAGCTGGATGGTCGGCGGTAGGTTCGCTAGTGGATTATCCTCGCGAGCATCGAGTGGAATCCACTCCGTTTCGCCCTCGGCCTTAATCTCCCACGAAAGCTGGGTAGCGGCCGGACGCCACCGCTTGTAGATCATCTGAATCTCGGTCATGCCGTTCTCCAGCGAGCCGAGCGAGACAAATGGAACAACCGTGCGGTTCTGCTTGAACTTGGCCACGTTGACCCGGAAGGTGAAGTCTTCCGTCGTCGACCCCTGCGCCCATGCACCATCAGTGCATACGAACTTGGTGCCCCCGGTGTAGGCGTTGCCGCTGTTGGTCATCAGCTGGTGGTTGCCGCTGGTGACTGTGAACCAGCCATAGCGTTTGCCTTGATCAACCAGGGTAGGCTGAAAGCTGAACTTGTTCCACCCCACAACCAACTCGCTACGCGGCTTCGTGACCTTTGCAAGAACTGCGTCGAACGCCGGAGCGCCAGAAGCATTGACTTCGCAGAGGCAAAGCATCACGTCCCCGGTTGTCCCGTCCACCTTTGTGAAATTCAAGTCGATCGAGGTGATGACTGCAGCCTGGGAGTTGAGGAACGTCTGTCCGTACGTAGCGCCCGACAATCCGAAGTACTCGGTGTTGTAGGTCGTGTAGGTCTCATAGTAGGTGTCGACGATCATTCGCGCGACAGCATACTCCGCGTGTCCGTTCTGTGCTGTTTCGGTGTTGTTCCACGGATTGGACGTCTGTCCATAAGAGACCCAAGTCTCGCCACCCGACTGAAACGTCGCCCCATACTGAGCCTGACCGACCGCGCCCCACCCTGCGGTGTTCTCGCATACATTGATGGTCTCACCGTAGCGGATGCTTTCGTGCGCTACAGTGTGCTGGACCGCAGTCGTGACGGTGTGCACGACGTTCGATATATCTTGCCGTCCGGAACCCTCCGGCGAAGTGATGCGAAGCACCTCATCGTAGGCTGGAAGCACCAACTGATTGTTGTAGATCTTCAGCGCGGGTCGTCGTAGTTCTGCAAGCGCAGGACTTGGTCAAGCTGAGCCGCATACTGGAAGCGGATACCTTCGTTGATGCGAAAATAACCTCCCGCCGTGAAGTCCCAAAAGTCCTTCAAGAGCGCCTGATCGAAGAAGTAGTTGCGCGCCTCGTCTGGCAGGTTCAGCGCTTGATTGTGACGCGACACGTCGCGCACTACCTGGGCGACAAGGCGCGGATCCGGAATAGTCTTGATGCTGGCTGCCAGGTTGGCAACATCAGTGCGCAACGAAGCCGTGTCTTCAAAAAGCTGCGACACGCGAAGCTCAATTGATGTCACGCGCCCTTCGACTTCAGACAGCGACTTGACGCGCCATAGATTGCCGGGCTCGATCGTCTGGATGCCTTGCGTCGTGACCATGACGAAGGCCAGGCATGCGTCGGTATCCGACACGGCAGGTTTTGCCGCAGGTGGAGGCGTGGCTACGCCGGGAGATACGGTGTACTCGACAGTCCGGCTTTCAACGACCGGAACCTGCTGAGCAACCGGGATCGACGTCTCAGGATCCAGAGAAGTCTCGACGGCCCGCTCTTCGCTCAGGTTGACCACCTGCCCGCGGGGCAGTATCGCCAGCCAGCGTTCGTCATCGGCATCCGAGGGGAAGTAGATCGTCAGGTTGAGATCAACCGCATCTTCCTTGGTGTAGACGATCGCACCTTCGAAAAACCTGCCAGGGGATACCGTCAACAGCTGGGCTGACTTCTTTGATACGGTAAAGCCTGCCCAGTGGGACGCGTAACCGATCGCATCGCCAACCACGTTGTCGAGTGCAGCGCGTGGAAATGTGCCGAAGCGATTGTAGTCAGCGGTTTCGAGGAACTCGCTATCGCCAACAATGACTGCCTTGCTCATAGGCTATTCCTGTCCATGTAGGAGCCGAGCTGATAGCCGGCATCAATGTCATATCCGTCATCCAGCGTGATCTGCCGCCTATGGGCAAAACTGACGCTGTATTCGGTGTGAGTTGCCTTCGAGACGGTCAGCGCCTTGCAGACCCGCTCCAGCGGGCGACGCTCGCGCTTGCGCAGCGATGCTTTGCCAACTGCTGTGCGGCCCACACAGATCGTGCGGATCGGCTGCACGAGAGTGACCTTTACGAGGTATCTCGCGACGAAAGGCGGGTGATTGATCGGTGTGCGCCCAGCGGCAATACGGCCGACTGGGAAACGGGCCGGATGACTGCGCTTGTGGATGATCTGCGCGTCAACGAGCGCCAGATACCGTTCTGCCGCGGCGCGTGTGGTCTTGAGTTCAGCAAGCTCGCCATCGAACAGAACCGAGCGGCCAGCATGTTGTGCGATGACCTCGCGCTTTCGCTCAACGGGCCATTCATCGAACCACAGATCCACCGAATGCTGTGCCGCAAGCCAGACCAGCATGCTTTCCGGACATTGGTACGGGTCCAGAAGCTGCTCATAAGGGATCGGCAGGACATCTGACATCCCGGCAGCGAGCGCGTCTTCGTAAGGCCCCGTATTGGACGGAAGCAAAGGCGCAACTTCAGCCATCAGCGAACCTCAACAGCAACCGTGAGCCCTGTCATGACGGGCACCTTGTATGGATCAGGATTGATCACCACTGGCGCCGGGTCGCGAACCTTGATGACGCTGTTTCCGTAAGCGGCAGCAGCAAGGAAGCCTGCCGGGATTTCACCACCAATGAGAATGCGTTCCTGAGCGGCAGCCGTAACCCTCTGGATCGCTTCCTGCCGGAGTGTTTCGGCAGAAGGTCCGATGCCTGGCACTTCAATGACAAGTGACGCCTGATACTCAACGCGTGCTGCCGCCAGGACTGTAATCCCACAGGCTTCCGGTGCTCGTGTTGGGTCAGTCACAGCGGCACGAACACTCGCAAGCTCGCTTGTCGTCGGAAGGCGCCCAAACGGACCGATGATGACCAGATCCGTATCGCCCCTGCGATTGTGCACCGCGCGACCGTTAACCCGCGCATCCCAAAGGCCAAGCGTCTTGTCTTGCGACTGGGGCCATGCAGTTCTTGCGTCAAACAAATAGCGACCAGCGGATCCAGCCGCTGGTTTATCGAAGCTTTCCAGGTAGCGCCGCAGCAGCGATGCATCGCCTTCCATGATGGCGGCAGTGTTCGCCGTGGCCTCGACGATCGTCAGGCGCTGGATGTTCCGGCCAGCCACAAGCGCATCAAGCTCTGTCCCTGTCGAAAGCGGCGCCAACAGAGCCTTGAACGCATCATTGACTCGCTGGCGATCAAGCAGGCGCAGGTAGCTCCATGCCTGACCAACAATTGCAGCAGGTGAAACTTCGAGCTTGAGAACGTCGATTTCCGGCAAGCTGGGGTCGATTGCTCTCTGCGAATCCCAGTATGAGAGGAAGCGGTCCTTGAACTGCGCATACTGAGTTTCGAAGGCCAGAACCTCAATGGCAGCCGGGGCCGACAACCGCGACAGATCGATCGCGGTAGGTGCGTAGATTATGGCCATGTGGTTAGGCTCCCGAGCGGACTCGCACCACTCCGTCAACAACAGAAACGAAAAAGGCAGCCTGCTGCCAATCCAGATGGGCGTAGGGTCGATAGTCGCCGACCATAGTCGCGTCGAGCTCACCCAAGCGGGTTGCCTCGTTAGTCTCGAAGCGCCGAATTTTGAACCGGGGCTCGAAGAGCTCCACAAGCGTCCAAACGATCGTGTACCAGAGCAATACTGTCTCCGGTGTCATATTCTCGCCGAGTAGACGAAGGCCGGGATTACCGAACCATTCGCGCATGACCCGTTCACCCTGCGCAGTCGTAAGGATCTTTTCGAGGCTTTGCTCCACCTCGGCGAATCCTTGAAGAACCTCGCCAGTGCGGGCGTCGATGTCAGCCATTTCGCTTTTTCCGTCTTCGTTCAGCCGGTAGCAGCTGAAGATGGCCAAGCCTCACCGCATGTTCAGCCTGTGAAACTGTAAGCTGCAGGATCTCGCCGCAGCCTGGATTTTGCAGGCCGGCAACTTCGCGGCCGGCAACCTCGGTGACTTGGTAGTCTTGCTTGTGCATGAGGTTCATGGGGGTGGGCCCGAGAGGTCGCCACCCTTCTCCACTTCTGTGTGCCTGTGGGTTTTGTCTATGACGATTTCGTCATGACGTATCGTGCCGCCTGTCTGATCGAAGCCTTCAGCTGACAGCTTCCAGGTAGTTCCGCCAACCGCGATCAAGATACTATCGCTCTTGATCGTGACGGTTACATCTCCGAAGGTAAGCACATGCTCGTCAGCCTTATCCGATGGAGACGTATTGCTTTCCGACCAATGGTACGGTTCTGCGACACCCTGCTCCATATCACCGGTCTCGGACCTGATGACCATGACCTGGCCTTCAGATGGGAGGCTGTGAAGCTTCAAGGCGCCAGCAACTTGCTTGACCGGAACCCACGGCGAAAGAACGTCCTCGCCGTCTGAGTCCTTACCTAAGACGATGCGGACTTTTTTCTTTTCCGCGTCGACGCCGCCAGAGGGTATTTTTCCCCTCTGTTCGAGGCCGGCCAGGCGTCTGTTCTGCTCCTGTAGACGTTCAAGAACATCACGCAAGATACTGACCGGACTTACCATTACGGCACCTGCGGAGTGGTAATTTCGATGTTCGTGTCTATCTGAACTTCCTCAAGGTCAGGCACTTCACCGTTGTCGGTGACAGCCAGTGGCGCGAGGCCTGACGCAAGGTAAGCTGCATCCGACATGCCCAGCTGGGCCTGCAGAAGTGCCCAATCAGGAAGGTTCTCGTTCGACTCGATCGAAGCCTTCATCAGGTCGGCCAATGCCCCCTCGCCTTCGGCCCGAAGCAGCTGGTCTAGCGCCTGCCAAAGCCCGGTGATTGGTGCGCCGATATGCGGCTCTGGTGCGCACTCCCAATCAAGCGAGATCTCCGCGCTCGGCAAGCGAACGCCGTCCTCGAACTCGATCAGCAAGTATCTGCTTTTGCGCTCTGTGCACTTGGCGGTCAGCTTCTGGAATAGTTGTGTCCATCCACCGCTCCCAAGTTGTAGGTGGCTCAGTACCTGCCTTTGAAGCAAGTTCAGCACCAATCCCGCGCTGTCATTGTTGAAAGCAATAGCCTCGCCTTGCTCAACGAAACCCATCTTCGGAGGGGCGTAAAGCACTATCTTCGAGCAGAGGCTTTGAAGGCCGAACTGCAACTCTTTCTGTCGCGGCTGCCCCGTAGCATGCTCGACATACACCGCGATCGCTGGACGTCCTTCCTGCGGATCCCCCGACAGAACAAATTGCAGAGGGTTCACGGGCTGCTCGAAAACCCGATTGGCTGCCCATGTCTTGCCGCGCAGCGCACGCGCGATCGTCATCACCATCGCTTGCGCTACTATCGACATCATTCACCCCAAGCTGGTGTACAAATGCAAACGAAACGCCCAAAGCCATCTGGGTCGACGCGGGTAACGGACACCGTAGGTTGATTGGGCCGATCTATGAAAACCAGTGCGTCGCCTTTGCGCGGCTTCCACGTTGGGAACCGAGCCTCGTCAAAGGAGACATGCAGCTTCTCTCCGGACACTGCCGGGCGAAGGCCGTCGTACTTTCCAGTATCCTTGGCGATTAAGGTAACCGGGTCGAAGTCCGGCGCCCCAACGACTATCATTGGGGCGCGGTTAGGATCCGCAGAACCGGAGAGGTACTGGCCAGGCGCTTTGGGTTCGATCCTGATGCGTTCTGACATGGTTTCATCGACCGCAGCCGACACCAGTCTCTCCAGCTCTGAGAATTCACTGATCATGTTGTTAGGCCAGCTTGCCGCGCATCAGCACACGCGGACGCGTGCAGTAGTGGATGACATTGTTCTGGTATTCGAGCGAGATGCCCTTGTCGTTCTGCATGCGGAACTGCTTCACGTAGAGCTCGAGGCCGGGCGTGTTGACAGTTTCGATATAGTCCGCCGGGGCAAACACCGACCTGAAGAGGCCCGGCACACCCATCGGAATGAACTTCACCTCATCATCGGCAATGCCGACGTCGAGACCACCGCGGTAGTTGACCCAAGTGATGTCGAACAGCGGGAACATGCCCCACATGCCGCTCTGAACGCTCTGGTTGCTCGGGTCGATGACCGCGCTACGAAGCGTGGCGGCAGCGCCGTAGTTCATGTACGTCTCGCGCACTTCCTTGTGCTTGACGAGTGCGTCCCAGAAGGCGTTGCCACAAAGCGCCAGCACGCCCGAGAACGGGAGGCCACCGAGTGAAAGACCGATTGCGCGGGTGAGGTCCGTTGCCTTTTGCCGAAGTGCGCCGGCAGCAGGGCTAGCCGCGTTCAGATCCCAATTGACTTCTGCTGCCTGGGACTCGCCCATTTCGCTGAAGAAGTCATAGAGGACCGAACCGTCGGCGTCGAGCAACTGGCCTTTGGTGATGACAGAGAGCTTATGAAACTCCTCGGTCAGCGCAAAGGACTGGCGAGCCTCGGCTGCACGACGCGCGATGCGAGCCTGGAAAGTTTCGCGAGCACGGTCTTCACCGAAAGCACGGACAGACTGGACTTCGTCAGCGTAGATGGCGTCATCTACCTGGAAGTGAGGCACAGACAGCTTCCGCATGGAACGGCGGTTCTTGCCGAAAGTCTTACCAGCGCCGCCGCGAGGAGAAGACGGAACGATGAAGATGTTCTCGTCAGCATCCTTCTCGATCGCAATGTCGAGAGTGTCGATGGAGGTCGTCTGGAAGAGCCCGAGCTTGGAAACAAAGCCGGGAACGTATTTGATCTCGCGCATCGCATCCGACATTGTGGTGACGGAGAACGCGTCCTGGTCAAAGATATCGAGGATATCAGCCATTTTTGGGTTCCTGAAAAAGAAAAAGCCCGCTCAGAGGCGGGCTGTTGACCGGATGCGGCGATGCCGCGGGTTAGTTGCGGACCTTGATCCCGCGGGAGAGAAGCGCCTGTTCGGCGTCCGCGCGCTGCGGCGCGGAGATACCATTTGGCCAAGCGATCAGATTACCGTTCAGCACAGCATCCATGTCGATGACGGCAGTCGCCTTCGTTTCCGACGCGCCGGTAAGGACGCCATAAATCGAGTAGGCTACCGGCGTTTCCGAGCCGTCTGTTGCGGTCGGATCGAAGTTGACGAACACATAATCTTCAGCGTCAGCCGCAACGGTGATCAAGAAGGTGTCGCCGACCGCAAAGTCAGTAGCGCCGTCCGCGATCGTAAACTTCAGCTCCTTGTCGAACAGCGTCCCAACCGTGGCATTGCCGATTGTCTTGCCGGTTGGGTCTTCGACCCGGAATGTGCCGCTGTTGGCCGCCGCGGTCACGCACACGGCGCTGTAGACGCCGTCTTTGACCTTGGAAGACACGGCAGGGTTTGCGAGCGTGAGCGCTCCGTTACCTGTTCCGGTGTAAGTCGAGGACACCGTGACCTTTGCGGCTACGGCTTTCTTGCCCAGCAGCGCGTTGGGCTGGATGTTCTGTGAAGCGGCAACAGTGACGTTGCTGCGGGAGCGGTTGAATTCGGCCTCGCTCATGATGGCCTCGCCGGGGTGCCGGCCTTCAGTCAGTACGGTAGCCATTGAAAAATCTCCTGACAGTGGACCGGATTAGCGCGGGTTGGCGAGGCTCACAGCCTTGCCCCAGCTGGCGGATGCCGTATTGGTATTTTCGTCGCGGGTGTCCGGTGCGCCGAGGCCAAGCGTGCCGGCTTCCGTCTTGCGCTCCTCGAAAGTCTTTGATTCACCGGCCTGCTCTGGTGCCGCCGCCTTCAGAAGCTCGACAGCTGCCGCAGCGGGCAGGTTCGTGTTGAAGGCCAGGTGCTCAGCCAATTTCGGGCGAGACTTGCCTTCTTCAGACGTCTGGATCGCCTTGACGCGGGCTAGGGTCTCGGCTTGTGCGGCTTCGCGTGCATCTGCCTGGATCTTTGCGACGTCGATCGTATGATTCCCTTCGACCGCCGCGTTGTTGCTATTGCTCATAAAGAAATCTCCTATTGAGCGTTGCTGAATGCGGCGGTTTTTGCCGCGGGTTGAAAGCGCCGATAGGGCTGCTTCGAATTGACCGACTTCGTCGGCCATGCCGAGCGCGACTGCATTCGCGCCGACTTCGACGCCGCCTGCGCCGAATTTCTGGACTACGTCTTCCGCTGATACGCCGCGATGTTTCGCGACGGCGGAGACGAAAACATCGGCAAGATCGTCGACCATCTTCTGGATGCGGGCCTTGCCCTCGTCCGTCTGGATGTCCGGTCGCTTGCCGGGTGACTGTGAGGAGACGAACTCCATCTTGGTCACGCCGTTCTTCTCATCGGCTTTCCGGCGATCCGCGACGCCTAAAACCACGCCGATGCTTCCGAGCATGGCAGCGTCGCTTACAACCACCCGCTCAGCTGCGCTGGCCAACCAATACCCGCCGGAGCAAGCTTGCCCGGACACGAAAGCCCAGATCGGCTTACTGCCGCGAGCATCGAAAATGGCTCGGGCGAGCTCGTCGCAGCCATTGGCCTCGCCACCGGGCGAGTCCACTTTCAGCATGATCGAGCGGATGCCTGGATCGTCCAACGCAACTTGAAGGTCGCGTCTCAGAATCTCATAGGAAGTTGCACCAGAAACTCTGGTGAAGAGGTTTGCCTTCTTGAACAGCGGCCCAGAAACCTCGAGAATTGCAACGCCGTCGCGCTGCGTCATCCGCTCGCCGCGCGTTGCCGCTTCGGCTCGATAGGCTTCCAACACTTCCGGAGATGGGTCATTGGTGCGGGCCGCGATATCGCAGAGCACTTCGAGGCGATCGGGCAGCATCGCCCAATGCGCCTGAAGCGCAGCTTCCAGTGCTGACATATCGGGTTTCCTTAAAACTGGTAGCGAGCGCCGGCAGTGATTGCCATCCGCGATCGCCCGCGTCCGCTCTTCGCGGCACATTCGGACTCAAGCTGAGCGATCAGCGAAGCCAGGTCGCTCAGGTCCGACTCAAAATATTTCACGGTGCGATCCCGAAAGGTGACCTGCTGCACGCCTTTTTCGACGCGCAGCTTCATGTACGCTGGCCTGATAGCGGCCAGCGCAGCGCAAGGGTCGTACTCCTCGCTGCCAAACAGCGCCTGGTAATCAATCGCCATCGGGTTCGTCCTTGCTCAGATCAGCCTCAAGCTTTGCGTCGAGATCGCCCTCGAGCGAAGACTCTGCCGGATCGCGCTCACCGGGGTCGCGCTGCCCGCTACGCTGTGGGCGCTTCGGGTCACGCTTCTCACCCGCCCCATCACCGGGATCCTTTAGAGCAAGTTCCTGCCCTTCCGGTGTCTCGATCATGTCTGTGGGTGCCCAAGGACGCGGCAGGCCAAGCTCATCTGCAAGATCGTTCTCGGCCTTGCGCTGGCGCATATCGTCGTCCCAGTCGCGACCGTATTCCTCGCCGATCTCGGCCAGGGTTGTCGACTGCATGTCCTTGCGCACCTGATAAGCACGAGCGGTTTTGAAGTCGTCAGCCTGTGGTCGAGCCGGTCCGGTCCACGTCGAGCGAACACCGACCCCGCGGATGGACAGGAATTTCTCGTAGCCGCCGGGGAATTCCAGCCTCCCCGCCCCGATCTCTTCGTCGAGCCAAGTGTCAAAGACAGCTTTGCAGAACGGGATGATCAGGTTATCGCGACGGCGCAGAACCGTGAGCCATTCGACAGCGCCAGCCATGCGGACGCTCGAATAGGTGGCGCCGCGGTAGTCGCCGGTGGCGTTTTCGTAGGTCACGCCCGCACCGCGCGCGATTTCGCGGAGCAACCAGCCCATGAAGTGGTCGAACTGCTGACCAGGCTGCTTTGCCTCGGTGAACTCCAGTTCGTCATTCGGGAACAGGTGTGCGATACGCCCGTGCTGCGTCAGATCGATGTTTGCACCAGCGTAGAAATCGCCTTTTGCCTCGGCGTATGCCTCGACGTTGAGAGCGCCTGTGTCGCCGTTGGTCATCAAACCGTCGAAAGCCGCAAGACCGTTGATGTTGGTCTTGATGGTCGCGGCAAAAATCGTCTGGATCATCGCCGACGTCAGCGTTGCGTCGAAATACTGATCGACCTGGCGTGTGACCTTCAGCACCGGCGCAAACGGCGAGATACCCCGCGTGACTGCTGGTGCCGGATCTTTGATCAAGACAACATTCGGACGACCATCGGCGTCGCGTGCAGCGATGTCCCTCTCCTGCCAGCCGAGAATTTTATCTCGTTGACGGAAGCGGTATGCGACAGGCAGGCCATCGCCGTTGGTCTTGACACCTTGAACCCAACCGGAGAACGCGTCGTTGTAGTCAACGAGGCGTGTCGGTGGCAGCATCGAGACCTTGGTCAAAGATGCCGCGCCAGGCCGACGGATCATAGGCAACAGGGCCAGGATCTCGCCGTAGGTCATATAGCTGGCGAACGCCGCCTGCTGCATCTGGGCGAAGGTCATCTGACCGGCAGCGTCGCATTCGTAAGGGTTATTGGCCCAGGCACGGAAACGCGCTTCAACTTGTCGTGCCCACTTCGAAGCCTGCTCCGAGTTCCAACCCAAGACGTCAGGGTCTGGACGGCAGGCCATCCGAAGGCCGGAACCAACAGTGCTGGCCGATGCCACTTCCACGATGCCGGACATGAAGCCGCTGTTCTGAACGGCGTCGATCGCTCTCGCAGCGGACCTACCCCATGCCGCCTGAATATCCTGCTGCTGGTCGCGCAGCCGAGGACGCCAGGAGACGAGGAACGGGCTGGATTCGCCTTTGAAGAACGCTGTCTTTGGCTTTGCCGATTCCACAGCTGTGCCGTTCAGGAACCGGCCGATCCTGTCGCGAATGCCCATGCCGGCCCTTACCTGTTCAGTTTTGCAGCCAACTCCTTCAGACTTGGGCGCTTGGGTTTGCCAGCGCTTCTGAGTTGGTCGTAGCGGTTGTCGTAGTCGAACCGGCACAGTTGTTTCGCCGCGATGGCGTAGACCATCGTGTCGAGTGCTTCTGCTTTTCGGTTCTGAATTCGAACGAAGGCCGGTTCCGGCTTCCCGTTCTTGAGCTTGATTTCGCGCCGCTCAGCGGTCAGCTGCAGGAAAAATTCTTCCTCCAGCGTGTTGCTGAACCGGATCGAATTCTGGTCACCGTTGCCGAGCGGCAGAGACACCAGAATGTCCGTCTTCACCTGATCGACACCTGCGATGTAGAGGGTCGCCGTGCGATTGCGCCGTTTCGTTTTCGAAGCCTTCAAGATCGGCCGCGGGCCTTCATCGCCCTTGATGGCAACGATCTTCCGGCCTTGAACCACTTCGCAGTAGTCATAGACCTTCTGGGACAGGTAGCCGGAGTCGACGCAAGCCGCTTCGATACCGATCTCACCTCCGAGCGGGTGCTTCCAGACAGTGCTCAACAGAGCATCGAGCTCGTCCCACGTCGTCTGCAAGAGCGCAGACCCGCGGATCACAATGTGACCCAAGGTGTACCGATGGTTCCGTGACCAACCCAGCAACAGAACTTCGAGACGATCTGGCTGAACGTCCACTCCGGCTGTGATGTAAGCCACATCCTCCGGGATGTCCTCGCGCCAAGCGTTTCGTGCGTGATCCCATACGAGCCCGAACTGTTCGCGACGCGCCATCAACTGGTTTTCGTTGACGTGGTCGATAGCTGCGGACCAGACACGTCCGAGGACAGTGTTCTGGAAGCCTTGCATTTCCGTCGCGCCGTTCTTCTCAGCCTTCTCGTATTCCTCGACCAATTTCGGCCAGGAGGCATTCGCGAATTGCGAGATCAGCGCGTTGAGCCGGAAACCGGCATGGCCTTTGACGTGCGGACGCGTCGCGCGCCATTCGCCGTCTTCAACCATTTTTGGCTTGTACTTTTCTTCAAGCGGCTCTTTGCAGTGCGGGCAGATGCACCGAACTGACTCAGGATCGCCGCGCTTCCAGGACAGGTTCTCCCAGAGCATTTCGAAGAACTGGCCACACGCTTCGCACGGCACCTCGAAGATGCGTTGATCAGACTCGAGGTACTTCTTCGAGATGATCGACGTCGCTTCGTCGGTCGGGGTCGAGCCGTAAACAATCTTTCGGTCAGCTTTCGAGAGCGTACGCTTCTCGGCCAGGACCAATGGGTCGCCTTCAGCCGTCGGCTTCATGCCGTCGACTTCGTCGCAATAGAGCGTCCGCACCGTGTGACGGCGCAGATTGTTCGGCGAGCGTGCCGAATTGATCTTGAGCGAACCACCGCCGGCCAGCGAGCGCTGCGTCAACGTGTTACGTCCGTCAAACCGCCCGGTGACCAACAGGCCCTTGATGTGCGGGTTGTTTCGGAACGCTGGGTCGATTTCGTCGACTGCAATGCCGCGGGCGTCGTCGTCCGTTGGCATCAGCAACATGATAGGGCCAGGGTCATTGGCCGCGATTGCTGCGATCGCCGCTACGAGCGAGACCGTGTACCCGGTACGAGCCGATTTGATAACCGACACGCGCTCGATGACAGGATCACCGATCGCATCCAAGATGCCGCGTTGAAACTTCCATGGCCGGAACGGGCTGCCGTCACCGCCGCTGCCCCACATCTGAAAGTGGTCAGTTGCCCACTCTGAGTAGGACATGACGGGAGGCGGCACGAAACTCTTCGCAACATCGGCGAAGAGCCTACGCACAGCACTATTTGACATCTTTGATCTTCCCGGCGTCTCCGCCGATGACGACGGCCTCCGCCTGCTTGGACAGGTCGGTCAGCGTGTCGCGGCAGATGCGCTTGATCGTTTCGCCGTCGTGGGCGGTAAGGTGCGGGATCGTTCCGCGCGCCTTTGTTGGTATCGACAACATGGCGCCCTTCACGATGAGGGCGAACTTCGTCCAGCTTTCCGTCACCTCTTCGAGGGTCAGGACATCACCGCGCAGCTGCGCCAGCTTGATTTCGTTGATCTCGCGCTTGATACGCTCGTTCGCTGCCTTTTCTTCGGCCAGGTCGCCGTTGGCGGTTGCCCGCCCCGCTGCCTGCTCGCGGAGAGCCTTCACGTACGCCTGGATCGAAGCCTCGGTGAGGAACCGGCCGTTGGCTGCCTTTTCGAGGACGCCTTTCGCAGCCCAGTCCATCACGCTACGTCGGTTGAGGTCGAGGATGCGACCCAACTCAGCTGCGCTACAAGTGTGCGGAAGGCGCTCCGGACCGGAGGTCGCCTTCTTCGCTGCCATCTTTTTAGGTTCCTAGAGCGCGCAGGACGTGTCGGGTTACCCTCTTTTCCAAGTCCAACTGCGCGAATTTCTCTGCGGCCGGGACGTTGGGCCGAGAGGGTTTGGCGAGTTCGTTTGCGAGAACTGCCATCGACAAAATCTTCAGCCGGGAATTTCTTTCCGGACCTGTGCGAACTACTACCTGGCCCTTGGCCATAAATGCATGCGGGAACTGCCGCCGGATGTTCCAGCCGGTCGCCTCCGCGCCTCGCATCGAACTAACCGGGCCGCCCTTCCAGCCAGGGCTCAAGTCACGAGCCCACACCGGATTGCCGTATTCGGCGAGCGATATCGCCCGGTCGGCCGTTACAACGATGGCTGCCGGATTGGCGCCGCCCGCTGCTGACCGAACCTTTGTCTTAGAACGAACGCGGCCAGCCGGGACGCCTGTGTAGGCGGAGATCCGAACGACCGACTGACGAGCCTGCTCTCGAGCGTGCTCGGTCAAACCTTTGGCCCCAGCCTGTTGAAGCGCCGGGCTATTCAGCTTGTCGAGGAACGACCGCACCTCGGGCATTTCAGTGATGCGAGCGTCGACTTTGATCTGCATCGCCGCTCACTGCACCCCTGTGGTGGTGCCCCCTCTGAGAAAAAATTAAGTTGCGCGACAGACCGCGAGGCCGCGCCTCGCGGGAGAGGCAAGGCTCGTACGGTCCCTAGAGGCCTTTTGATAGGCGCTCTTGAGGCCAGGCGAGGCCATAGGTGCGAGTGTGTGAGTGGGCATGTGGTGCTGTGGCTCGACGAGCTGGGGCGCGTGGCAGGGCAAGCTAGCGGCCTTGTGCCGCTGCAGCTCCTGGTCGGTGGGTGACGTGCCCACGCGACATGCGCCATTGTATCTGAAAGTACGCCCTATATGCGTGAAGAGTGCTCAGCCTGTCAAACCAACCTAACGTGGGCGCTCTTATGTATGCCTATTTGCGCTTATAAGTATTTGTGCGAATATTTACTAGCGCACTAGCTGGTAAGTGCTTGCCCTATGCTGCTGCAGACAAACCGTTTTGCCCAAGACAGAAGGGAACGGGCCAGTGCAAACCACCTGTTACCCTTGTGCGAGAGCTTCGAAAAGACTCTTTTTTCTCTCATTTTTCTACACGCACCTATTGCCAAAACTGTAGATTTATGAGAATATACATCATCGACAGGGACAAAGGGCAGACAGACCTAAGACCTGAGATTGAAGGCCAGCATGAACCGTAGGCCATAACAGCCGGTCAGAGCAGCGCCAAGCTACAACAAAGGCGCGTTAGGCACCGAACGTCGAGGTGTCGCGTTGGGGAACGGTTACTGTCTTAGACAAACCCCAACACCACGAAAGTGTAAATGCCCGACAACGCGCGGCGAAGGCGCAAGCAGTGATACCTTTGCCTGTCGCCTTGCTTGTAGATTTTTCAGAGTTATTCCGCTCAACAAAAGGATCGAGCTATGACTACCACCGTTAACGCCAACCTTTTCCGCATTGTCTCCGCCTTTATCTCGAGCGAGGAGACGCGCTATTATTTGCGCGGCGTGTTTATCCACTCTCATCAGACCAAG